CAACTATATTTCCTGGTTTAGGACAAGCAATTAATTTTGGTGCTAAACAACAATATAAAGCTAGACAAAAGTTTGCAAAAAAAGAAGGATTGTATAAAGATTTTTATAAAACAACAGGTAATACTTTACAACCAAATTCACCTTTAGGTAAAAATTATTTAAAGGATGCAGGATTTAATAAAAAAACTCCTACTACTCCTAATAGAGGTGGAAATAATAAAACAACTATCGAAACAACAAAACCTATTGACCCACTTTTAATAAAACCAAAAGAAAACTTTTTTAATTTTAAAGCATACAATGTTGGAGGATTATCTGGTGGAGTAAGTTATGGACCACCACCAAAGAAAGGACCTAACTCACAAGTTCCTCCAGTTAAAATGAAAAGAGGAGGAAAAAAATAATGTGGTTTCAAGCAATTAAACTTGCAGTATCTGCAGGATCAAAAATTTATGCTAATAAACAAAAAGCTAAAATGGCAATGTCAGATGCACAATTATTACATGCAGAGAGACAAGCTCGAGGTGAGGAAGCTTACCAAGGAAAACTTTTAGAAGCTAGACAATCGGACTGGAAAGACGAGGCAGTTTTGGTAATTCTCACTTTGCCAATTTTGGTGATCGCTTGGGGAGTCTTCTCGGATGATCCAGGATCAGCAGAAAAGATAAAAATGTTTTTTGATCAATTCCAACAGCTCCCGGGATGGTTCACAAATTTATGGATTCTTGTCGTGGCGAGCATATATGGTATAAAGGGAACACAAATATTTAAGGGTAAGAAATGAAACAAATAATTTTATTTATTTATAATTGGTCTACAAAACTTACATCATGGTCATGGACAAAATTATATAAAAATAGAAATAGTATAGGATACAAGAAATGAATCTAGAAAGAGATTTACAAAAACTTAAAAAAGAAAAACAGATGAAAGAATCTGCCATAGCTCAACTTAGAAAAAGAAGTAAAGATTCTTTAGCTAGGCCTAGAGCAGAAAAAAACATATTATCAAACAATCCTAACATGCAAAAAATATAATGTGGAAGTGGATTAAAAATTTATTTAAACCAGAAAAACAACAAGACCCTCATCTTGAGCAATATGAAGATATTGATTATTCAAAACTGTCTAAAGGTGATTTAAAAAAATTAAGAGCACAGGGTAAAATTAAAACTATTTACTTTCCATATAAATAATATATAGATTCTTCATGAGTCTACGAACTACGCTTTTACAAGCATTAGAAGATAGATATAATGCTCAAATATCTGAAGCTGATGCAACTATACAAATATATTTAGAAAAACCCAACATTTAGATGAAATAGATAAATTAATTGAAAAAATTTCAAACGCAGAAGAAAAACTAGAGATACTTCAACAATTTAAATTGTAATGTTAGATTATCACACTAAAGAACAAATTGTTAATGTGATTAATAAACAAATAAAAGATATAAAAGATCATCTATGCTATGGGGTTGATTCGGTAGATCAGTTAATGTATGCTCGAGGCAGACTCAGCGCTTTAGAAACGCTGCTTCAGGATATTAAAAACCTGCAAAAGGAGGATAACGATGGTACAGTTGATAAAACCTAAACTTACAGATTTCGGTAACGAAAAAAATAAGGAAGAGGTCAAATCACAAATTCCAACAGATCCCAAAGGCATCAAAGAATATCTTGAAATCATACCAAACCCAGTAGGATACCGTATGCTAGTTAGACCATGGTCTGGACAAGCAAAAACAAAAGGCGGTGTTATCTTAGCTGATGAAACCCAAGACAAAATTCAAATGACAACTGTTGTTGGACTTGTTGTAAAACAGGGTGACCTTTGCTATCAAGATAAAGAAAAATTTCCTAAAGGTGCTTGGTGTAAAGAAGGTGAATTTGTCATTTATGGCAGATATGCTGGAAGTAGATTTCAAACTAAATTCGGTGAACACCGAATACTCAATGATGACGAGATCATAGGAACAATAGCAAAGCCAGAAGATATTCTCCATTTATTTTAATAAAGGAGAATAAACATGGCAGAAGTAAAAGACTATAGTGCGGAAGCTCTATTAGCAAATGAACGTGAGGTACCTTTAGATACCGATGACGTAAAAGAAGAAAGTGTTTCAGTAGAAGAAAAAACTAAAAAAGACGAAGCACCAAATTTAAATCTTGGTGAAGTTGATTTAGGTTATACTGAACATTCTAAAGAAGAAAAAGATAAAACTGATAAACCTAAAATTGAAGTTACAGAAGATAAAACTGAAACTGAAGTTGAAGAAAAAGTTGAATCTAAAACTGAAGAAGAAAAACCAAACCTAAATGAATCAAGAAGAGATTATCAAAAACGAATTGATAAACTTGTCTTTCAAAAAAAAGAAGCTGAAAGAAGAGAAAAAGCAGCACTTGATTTTGCAAAAGGTATACAAAAGAAATTTGACTCAAATCTACAAAAGTTAAACTCTACAGATGATCAATACTTAAAAGAATTAGATGCTAGAGTAGATGCTCAAAGAGAACAAGTCAAAGTAGCTCTTCAATCAGCAATTGAAAGTCAAGATGCTTCAAAGATTATGGAAGCTAACGATAAATTAACTCAACTAGCTGTCGAAAAAGAAAAAGCTAGATTAGAGATGAATAATCGTGAACAAATGAAGAAAGCTGAAGAAGAAAAAAGTAAACAACAACAAAACGTACAAGCTGAACCTCAAACAGCGGAAACATCACAAACTGTACCACAAATTACACCAAGAGCCAAAAAATGGGCTGAGGAAAATACGTGGTTTGGTAATGATGAGGTCATGACTAATGCTGCAATTACTATTCACAACAATATTTCTCAAGAGGGTATTGAAGTAGACAGTGATGAGTATTATAATGAAGTTAATTCAAGACTTAAAGGATATTTTCCTGAAAGTTTTGGTGACACTAATGACGAGCAAAAAAAAGAGACACCGAAACCCGTCCAAACGGTTGCCTCAGCTGGTCGTAGTCAACAAGGACGCAGAACTGTGAAACTCACCAAATCACAGGTAGCTATCGCTAAACGATTAGGGGTGCCACTAGAGGAATACGCTAGATACGTGAAGGAGGATAAATAGTATGAGTACAATTAAGAGAACTTCACGGGAGTCAGAGACTAAGGTTTCAAAAGAAGCTAAAAAAACTTGGGCTCCACCATCCAGTTTGGATGCACCACCCGCACCGAACGGTTACGCCCATAGATGGATACGTACAACCGTTCAAGGTTTTGAAGATACAGCTAATGTATCTAAAAAATTAAGGGAAGGATGGGATTTTGTTAAAGTCGAACAAATTGAAAATGAAATCGGCACTAACAGATATCCTTTCTATACCGAAGGCAAATACGAGGGGTTCATTGGAATTGGAGGCCTTGTGCTGGCAAGGATACCAGAGGAGATTTTGGTTGCACGTGCTGAGTATTTTGCAAAACTTACTCAAGACAGAATGAACGCAGTGGACAATGATCTTATGAAGGAACAGCACCCTGACATGCCTATCAATATTGATAGACAGTCAAGAGTGACCTTTGGTGGTAGTCGTAAAAAATAATTTTTTTGCAATACCTACCGGGTTATTAAAATAAACTGTTAAAAAACGGAGAAAACAAATATGGCAAACGTAAGTGAAAAGTTCGGTCTAAGACCGTACAGAAAACTAGACGGAACACCTCTTGTTGGAGCCCAAAACAGATACACGATTGCTTCAGGCTATGCAGATGCGATTTTCCAAGGCGAAATGGTTGAACCATTAACGACTGGAAATATTCAAAGACATGGTCCGAATACTTCTGATGCTGTTGTGGGTGTTTTTAACGGATGTTTTTATACAGACCCAACTACTCAAAAGCCGACTTACAGCAATTTTTACCCAGGTGGTATTGCTGCTTCAGACATCACTGCATTTGTCATTGATGATCCAGATGCAGTATTCCTAATGGATGCTGATGCTGCTTTTACAAGAGCTGATCTGTTCAAGAACTATTCTGTTACTAACACAACAGGTGTAACACAAACAGGAATATCAAAACAACAATTAGATGTAAGTGCTTCAGGTACTGCAGCTACATTTGCTGTTCAAGCAATAGACATTTCACAGGATCCAGAAAATTCTGACACTGGAAGTGCTAATGCTAATATTCTTGTTAGAATAAACAATCACTTCTATAGAAGTGGAACAGGTATATAGGATAAAGGAGAATAACTATGGCAATATCACGATCACAACTAGTTAAAGAACTAGAGCCAGGTTTGAATGCTTTATTCGGCCTGGAATATAGTAGATATGAAAATCAACATGCGGAGATTTTCACTACTGAAACATCTGACAGAGCTTTTGAAGAAGAAGTAATGTTAAGCGGTTTTGCTTCTGCACCAACTAAACAAGAAGGTGCTGGAGTAGTGTTTGATACAGCAGGTGAAACATTCACAGCTAGATACAACCACGAAACAATCGCATTAGCGTTTGCTATCACTGAAGAAGCAATCGAAGACAACCTGTATGACAGATTAGCTGCAAGATACACAAGAGCTCTTGCAAGATCTATGTCAAACACGAAGCAAGTTAAAGCTGCTAACGTACTTAACCAAGCACAGTTTACTGCTGTTACTGGTGGAGACGGGGTACCACTTATTTCAAGTGCACACCCATTAGCAACAGGTGGTACATTTTCAAATGTACTAGCTACTGCTGCAGATCTTAACGAAACTTCACTAGAGCAGTCGTTAATCGACATCGCTGGGTTCGTAGACGAAAGAGGTTTAAGAATCGCTACTCAAGGTAGAAAAATGATAATTCCAAAAGAATTACAATTTACTGCTGAGAGATTGATGAAAACTCCTCAAAGAACTGGAACAGCTGATAACGATATCAACGCAATCGCTTCAATGGGGATGGTACCAGAAGGGTACTCAGTTAATAATTTCTTAACTGATACTGATTCTTTCTTCCTTATGACTGATGTTCCTAATGGAATGAAACATTTCGTTAGATCACCAATCAAAACTGCGATTGAAGGTGACTTCGATACTGGTAACGTAAGATTTAAAGCTAGAGAAAGATACTCTTTTGGATTCTCAGATCCTAGAGCAATCTTTGGTAATGGAAATCTACCAACTAGTTAATAGATAAAATACACTTAGTATTACTTTAAAGGGGCGGTGTTCACATCGCCCCTTTTTTTATGTATAATAAAAAGACCTAGAAATTAAATTAATTTTGTAGACTGACTAGGCAGACGGTATAGAGACTACAAAGTTTAACTGCTATACAAGGAGAAAATATTATGGCAAATACTACTTTTACAGGACCGGTTCGATCAGAAAACGGTTTTGAATCTATAACAAAAAACACATCAACAGGAGCAATCACATCTAATGCATCTTATGGAAAAGCTATTAGAGGTGGTGTTCAATCTTTATCAGGAGCAGGTGCAGTTGATTTAACTAACTTGGTAACTGAATTAACTACTACTGGAGCTAATGCATTAACTTTAGCTGATGGTACAACTTCAGGACAAGTTAAAATTATTAACATGATTGTTGATGGTGGAGATGGAACTTTAACTCCAACTACTTTTGCAAACGGAACTACAATTACTTTCGATGCAGTGGCTGAATCAGCTACTTTAGTTTGGAACAGCACTATTGGTTGGGTTGCAACTTCAGTGCAAGGTGCAACAATAGCGTAATAAATAATTAGTGGCTCCTTCGGGAGCCA